TACGAAATAAAACATAATTTTGTGATTCAAAAAATCAACTACCATGAAAAGAAACGTCATATCAAAAGATAATATCCCGCAAAGATTCGAATTGTCGTTTTGGATCGCATTATGGTTGTTACTTGATCAGCTGAACAACGATCCAGTTGTAAAATATTCGTTTTGGTTCGTGTTTGCCGTTTGGGTAATTTTCTACGCATGGATAAAAGCAAACGAAAATGATTTCAATATCTTCGAAATAAAAGAACAAATCGATCAATGGATCAATAAATAAAATTAAAAAAAATATGAATGTATTGAGTTTATTTGATGGAATGAGTTGCGGACAAATAGCACTTAACAAATTAGGAATAAAAGTTGACAATTATTTTGCAAGTGAAATCGATAAATTCGCTATAAAAATAACACAAAAGAACTTTCCAAACACAAAACAAGTCGGAAGCGTTGTTGATCTAAAATGCGACAAACTTCCAAAGATTGATTTGTTGATTGGTGGTTCGCCGTGTCAAGGTTTTAGCACCGCAGGAAACGAATTAAATTTTGAAGACCCGCGAAGTAAGTTATTTTTTGAATTTATGAAAGCAAAAAACATATTAAAACCAAAATATTTTCTGCTTGAAAACGTAGCAATGAAAAAAGAATTTATATATATTATTAGTAACTTTTTAAAAGTTGAACCAATCGAAATAAATAGTTCTTTGCTTTCAGCACAAAACCGAAAGCGGTTGTATTGGACTAATATTCCAAACATTCAACAACCAAAAGACAAAGGCTTAACAACCGAAAAAGTTTTAGCGATTAAGGAAATTGGACAAATGCAACCGTTTCCAAGAAATTATAAAAAATTAGGATTAAAAAGAATTGAAAGATTTGAATCGAGAACAGACAAAAAAAGTAATTGTTGTTTAGCGCGGTCTGATAAAAATCTATACAAAACAGACAACGGAATAAAAAAACTAACGCCAAACGATTACGAAAAACTTCAAACAGTTCCTTTAAATTACACAAAAGGCGTTTCCAACTCGCAAAGATATAAAATGCTTGGGAACGGTTGGACGGTTGACGTAATTACTCACATCTTTAAAAATATAATAATAAAATAAAAATTGTTTTAATAAAATTAAAAACGCAAGTCAATTCCAGCGTCACTTTTTGAAGGTGGCGTTTTTTTTTGCCTTGTTTCTGATCAAATGACGCTTATAACGTCGATTCGTGACGCTTAAAAAATGACCCGTCAAGGGGTTCGGGTTCGGCTCTCACTATATTCCAAGCGCGTTGACGCTTATTTTTTCCTTATTACCCTATATATTTTGTTTTTCTCTTTTCCTTTTCTTTTATTTTTACTGTTTTTAGCCGTCAAAAAGAGAAATAAAGATATAAAGAACTAATAAAGAGGTAATTAGGGGTAGACGGATTAAAGTAAAACTTTAAGTCAAAAAACGGGTCTATGCGTCACCTATGCGTCAATTCGGGTTTCTATGCGTCATTTTTGATAATTCGATCTAAATAGTTATATTTGAATGAATCGAAAAGAGTAATCGAAAAAATGAAGACAACAGACAACAAAGTAGGAAGACCAAGATTGATCAAGTCATTTGAAGAAATGAATGTTTTGTTTGAGAATTACAAACAAGAATGCAAAGACAATCCCTGGATTCAAGTTGATTTTGTTGGAAAGGATGCGAAGCGCGTTGAAAAACCTTTGACGATACCATATACAAAAGAAGGATTCGCAATTTTTTGCGGTCATTGTGAATGGAATTCAATCAAGGGATATATGAAAGAATCAAAAGAATTTGCCAAAGTCGTTACGCGTATTGAACACGAAATATACAATCACAAAATCACGGGCGCGTCTGTTGGAGCGTTCAATTCATCAATTATCGCATCCGATTTGGGACTGAAAAACCGAACCGAAAACACGAACAAAACTGAATTGAATATTTCGGTTTCGGACGATTTGAACAAAAAACTTGATGACTTGATCGACGGTGAATGAAACTGTCGAAACTATTCAAAAACATAGCGTCATCTTTTAAGGCGAAAAGATTCATTGTCAATCAAGGCGGAACAAGTTCGGGCAAAACTTATTCGACACTTCAATTTCTTATTATTTGGGCGTTGCGTTCAGAATCTTCAAAATTAGTTTCCATCGTTGCTGAATCAATCCCGCATTTGAAACGGGGTGCATATCGTGACTTTTTAAAAATATTGATGGAATCGGGTTTGTATAGTGAAGAATTTCACAACAAAACCGATTTCACATATCAACTTGGAAAATTTTATTTTGAATTCTTTTCAGCTGACAACGACGCAAAACTTCGCGGGGCGCGTCGTGATGTTTTATATGTGAACGAATGCAATAATATTTCATACGATTCCTTCACGCAATTGGAAATTCGAACGCGTGATAAAATATTCCTTGACTTCAATCCCGTGTCACAATTTTGGGTTCATACAAAGATTTTGAATCTTGAAAAAGTCGCGTTCATAAAATCAACGTACAAAGACAATGTTGATCACTTGACGGGAAAACCATTGTTGGAGCAATCGATAATTGACGCGATCGAAACCAGGAAACCAATTTTTGACGATGTTGGAAATTTGATCAGCGGTGACGAACAATTTTGGAAGGTTTACGGATTGGGCGAAATTGGATCGCTTGAAGGCGTTATTTTTAACAATTGGGAAACGTGCGAACAAATACCCGAATCTGGAAAGTGGACCGCATTCGGATTGGATTTCGGATTCACGAACGATCCAACCGCGATCATAAAAGTTGTATATCAAGGCGGGGAGCTTTGGGCGGAAGAACTTTGTTTTGAAACGGGGTTGACGAATCCAGACATAGCAAACAAGTTGCGATCGTTTGGGGTTGGAACGCTTGACGATATCATTGCTGATTCATCCGAACCAAAATCAATCGCGGAAATCCGTCGCGGTGGCTTCCGTGCGATTCGTGGCGTAAAAAAGGGGAAAGATTCAATCAACATGGGAATTGATGTCATGAAACGATTTAAAATAAATATTCACAAAAAAAGTATTAACTTAATCGATGAATTCAGTAATTACCAATGGACCAAGACAAAAGACGGTGAATATCTAAACAAACCGATTGACAACTACAATCACGGGATTGACGCGTTTCGATATGTTTGTTTTGAAAAGATTGGATTGAATAAGGAAAACAAAAGAGGAATTAAACGAAGGAATTGATATGATCATAAAAACAAAAATACTTTGCGTAAGTATTGACGAAGCAACTGAAAAAAGAACGTCTTGGTGGGATGAATTTGAATTCAATCTTGATCATTATGTTTGTCACGCATTTGATGACGATGGTTCGTGTCTTCATTTGGCGGGTTTGAATTATCCAATGGTAATCAAATTGACGTTTGACGAATTGTCCGAATTGCTAAAAAAACGATATTCATTTGAAACAATCGCATTGAATTAAACATTGCTAAAAAATTAATACTTTTTTTTATATAAAAAATTTGTATATTTACAAAATACGTTTCGGTTTGGTTTATGGGTAGGCGATCGAAGTAATTATTTACTTTTTAAATTAAAAAATATGTCATTATCATGTTTATGCCCATCACCAACCGCGATCGGGAACATTCCTGCACAACCTTGTCCAGAGAATATTTTACAAATTCAAAAGTTTGCAATCCAAAGGGCGGGCGACAAGTTCGACGGTACTGCGGGAAATGATGTCACTTTGTTGGCTGATTGGCAAACAAGAACTTCCGCAACGGGCGACACACACATTGTTGTTACGCCATTCGTATTTGAAGCGGTAATCACACCAGGTGAAGCGATCACAAACGGAGGTGGGGACAATTCAACATTGAACGGTGAATCCGAACTTGTTGGGATCAACGCTTCAGCATTCGCGGGAATGTTTAAGTCAATGAACAAAGAAGTTATTCAAGCACTTTTTAACCTTAGATGTGAAAAGAATCTTGTTGTTTATTTATTCAACGAAGATGGAAAAATCATTCTTTGGGAAAAAACAACGGGTGTTTTTGAAGGAATTCCAATTTCAAGTTTCTTCGTAGGTGATCAAGGAAATGAAGGATTCGCGACAAAAGATGCTTCAGCGGTTTCTTTCAACATCAAAAAAGATTGGTCAAAGTATAAGGCGATTTCTGTACCATCTGATTTCGATCCATTAACGGGATTATAAAATATGTTTGAGTTTATAAAACTTAAAGAAAAAGGCGGTCGTGTTCAAACTTTTAGTTATGGACACGCCGTCAATATTCTTTCATTGAACAATACTGTTTGGTCGCTTCCGAACGATTCTGAATTTGAATTTTCAAAAAATGTCATTAGAAAAAAACCAAGTCCAATCGATATTGGAGGAACGACCAAAAAGAAAACAACTCGAAAACGCGGTCCGTCATCAAAATCGGCTTAAACTTCATAGTGAAACACAAATTGAAAATGCGCGATCCAATCCCGCGTTTGATGAATTGTTCGCATGGATCAAGTCATATTTAACCGATGACAAATACCAAAGATTTATTCAGTTGTTGCGGTTTCCCGTTGTTTCTCTTGAAATAACACAAGACATCTTCACGGAATATCAAAGAGTTTTTGACGGTCAGAATCCGTTTTTCAACTATGAATTTTCGAATCCAGACTTGTCACAAGAATTTGTTGACTATTTACGAAACGAATTAAACGACAAACATTTTTTCAAAACGATCGGTTTTGAACAATTAAAATATTCAATAAATTCCGTTTTGGTTGTGGACATTCCAACCGAACAAACGGGATCAACACCGAATCCTTACTATTATTTCGTTGATGTTTCAAATATTATTGACATCGAATCAGATAAAAACGGAACGGTTCAACACATTATTTTCACAATCAACAAAGACACGATCGCGGTTTATGACGATGAATCTTACAAGATTTACAAAACCGACGGGAATCAAATTGTTGGCGATGCGGTTGTTGATCAAGTTCACGGACTTGGTTATTGTCCCGCTTCATATTTTTGGGATAAGAATTTAAACGCAAGCAACACCATTGAAAAGAAATCGCCAATCACGGACGTTTTGTCAACATTGGATCGATATCTTGCATTCGACACGTTCAAAGAATACGCTGATTTATACGGAACATTTCCAATAATTTCAGCATACGAAGAACTTTGTAATTTCGAAGGGTGCCAAGATGGATATATAAAAAACGACTATACAGTTTGGGAAAACGGTATTGAAGTAATTAAAACGAATCAAGTCAAATGTCAAGCGTGTGAAAACCGCGTTGAAATGGGTCCAGGAACATTCTATGAAGTTCCCGCGCCACAATCGAGTGAAGACCCGAATTTGTCCGATCCCGTTAAAATTACAACGCCAGACACGAAGTCACTTGAATACGTAAAGAATAAAATAAACGAATACGCGGACAAAGTTCGATCGGTGACGATTGGAACAAGCGCATCTGTTTTGGACAATCAATCCGTGAATGAAAAACAAGTTTTCGGGTCGTTTGAATCAAGGCGAAACGTGTTGTTGATCATTGCGTCAAGTTTAGAAAAAATTAATAAGTTTGCGAACGATACGGTTGCGCGTTTGAAATATGGCGATCAGTTTTTGTCTTCCGTTGTGTTTTATGGCGATGAATTCTTTTTGAAGTCGGTTAACGACTTAATGGAAGAATATAAGAACGCAAAATTGAACGGCGAACCAGACGAGGAAGTGGACCAAATATATCGTCAAATCCTGGAAACAAAATACAAGGGGAATGATGACCGAATCAAACGGGCGTGGACACTTTACAACTTGAATCCAGAACCACACAAAACGGTTAACGAATCAAAACAATTGTTGACGGATGGAGCAATGACAAGCGATGAATTTGTGATCAAAGCGCGTTTTTCAAACTACATTGCGAGGTTTGAACGCGAGAATACAAACATCATTGACTTTGGGCGTGATTTGGATTTCGACAAAAAAATTGATAATATTACGGAAATATTGAAATCTTACATAATTAAAACAGAAACAAATGAAGCCTAACAAATTAGAAGATTGTAAAAAAGGCGCGTCCGCATGGAGCGACGTGCAGGTTCCAACCGAAATCAATGAAGCCGAAGCAAGGTTTTATCACATCTTATTGATTGAAGACGTTCACCGTCCATCGTTGAAGAAATATGACGTTCGTTCGTCAATAATCAAGATGAATCAAAACGATTACATCACAAAGATTGGCGGGAAAGGAAAGAAGGGGGCGAAAGCTCCAAATTATTTGGCGTTATTGGGATATACAAATTTATTTGTTTTACATGATCCATTATATATCGCGCCGAAAAAGAAAGCAACAAAAAAAGTTGAACCAAAAACAGAAATCTAAAAACAATAAAATCATAAAAAAGGGTTATTTATGGACGAATTAAACATTGACAAGATCAACGAAGCATTTGAAAACAATGCTGAATTAAAAGAACAATTTATTGAAGGATTCAAAGCATCGGAAAGCGGTCAATCGTTGTTGAACAATCACGCCGAAAATCATTGGAACGACAAGATCAAGACAACAATCGGTGAATTACATCAAGGATATGACAATGACTTTGAAGAGGCGTTCGGGAAGAAACGTCCCGACGGTGTGAAGACTTATAATTTTTTCAAAGAAGAAACGGCAAAGTTGAAACAATTAGCAAACGCAAACGATCCATCAATCTTAGCTGAAAAAGATCGAATCATTTCAGAATTAAACGCAAAGATTGAAAACGGGTCCGCGAATGATCATTTCAAAAGTTTGTACGATTCACTACAAATTGACACAGAAACAAGAATAAAAGAATTAACGGGTCAAATCGATGGTTTCAAAGAAAAATCAAGATTGGGACAAATTGAATCGACATTGACAAAAGCATTGTCTGGATTAACTTTCAACGAAGGATTGCCAAAAGATTTGGTTGACGGTCATGTGAACAATTTAATTGCTTCATTGACATCAAGCGCAAAAGTAATGGAAGACGGAACGGTAACTTTTTACGACGGTGACATTCCAATTCGTGACAAGAATCTTGCAAACATGAAGGCTGAACAATTGCTTCGAACAAGATTGGAATCGGTTCTTGCAAAGAAAGACGCGACGGGGGGCGGTGTTGATCCGAACAAACGTGATTTGAACAATCCGAATCCTTTGATGACTTCGGCTTCAATTTCATCGGCAAAAACACAAAGTCAATTGATGACCGCAATTGAAAGCGATTTGATTTCAAAAGGCTTGTCAAAACGATCGCCAGAATATCGAAAACAAATGGATCAATTGTTTGCACAACACATGAAAGGTTTGCCAATCAAATAATTTTTTGTATTTTTGAATAAGACCGCGATTGTCAAGGGTAAACATAAACGGCAAAATAAATAATTTTTAATAATTTAAAACTTAAAAAATGAGTTTAGTTAACACAAGATTGCAGGCGATTAGATCGCAATATGCAAAGACCCTTGACAAGTACGAAGATAGATTGTCAACTTATGGGGCATGGATGAAGTTTGTCGAAGACACACAAGACCCAGAATCAATCGTTGATGCTGATATCTTAGCGAAAGCGGGAATTTCAAGCGGTAACACTTTAGACATTCCAGTAATTGATGGAGCTGATGTAACAATCACAAACGCGAGAACGTGTACAATCGGAAACGATGAAAGCACTTCGAAACTTGTTACCGTTACATTTGCAACGTATCAATTCGGATTCACAATGATTCCTGGACAATACTTCAACAACGATATTTCCTACATGGCTGACTTCGAAAGAAAGATCAAGCGTTATGGAAAAAAATTCGCGGAAACATTGGACACGGCTTCAATCACAAAACTTGAAGCTGACAAGACCGCAATAATGGGTTCACCATTTATCGGAGCGGGCGCGAAATATGGTGCTTTAGTTGGTGACGCGGTTCAAGTAACTTCAGCACAAAAACAATTCTTTTTCAACGATTTAGGCGTGATCATGGAAGGTGATGACTTCGACGGACGTTACAACGTTATTGGATCAACAACTTTACAAAGTACGGTTAACCAATACTTGAATCAAGGGACACAAAATGGAACGAATAGCGAATTCCAATTTGGACAATTTGATTTCGGTTATTCCAACCGTGTTTCTGTTGATACTGCAGGCGGAAAAGAATCAACGGCTTATTGTATTCCAAAGGGAAGTTTGGCGACTATGAACAGAAACGCTCCAGATTTCATCAACGGTGAAACAATAAACGATGACAATTTCTTCACAACTTTTCAATATCCGATTGTTGATCTTGAAATGGGTTTAAGATATTTCAAAGAATGTGCGGACAACAATGTTGCGGTTGGAGGTTCACAACCACAACTTGACGCATCTGTTAAAGAAACATTTATCTTTTCAACTGACGTTGCATTGATTACTTCTTATAATAGNGATGCGGTAACACTTGCNGGATCAATTCACAAAGCTGAATTNGACGCATAAGAATTAAGTTTCTGTATATGAAAAACCGTTGTGATTAATTTCATAGCGGTTTTTTTTCGTTTATTTGATAAATAAATTTGTTCACTAACTTAAATTGTTTTAAATTAGCAATATGGGAAACAAAAACGATATGAAACAAGAAAACCAAAACAAAATCGCGATTTTAATTTTTTGCACTTTGACAATGATATTATTTTTTAGTAGATTCTAAACTTATGAAACTTAAAACGCAACTAAAAGAAATTATCAAAGATTATCGGAAACATTATCCCGAAACGCCCGAAACGGTTTTGCGTGTTCGTGCGATTACTGACGTTATTCTTCTGATCGAAAAAAATATGTCTGTAATGATGTTACGAATCAAATTCAACCGAAACGATCCGAAACGTACTGAAATTTTATTGAATGGCTTAAATCGGCTTAAATTACGCCATTTGCGATTGATTGGGTTGTTGTGATATAATTTTTTTTAACACCAAAATAAACGACCGTTTTAATGGCGTTTATTGATCGTTAAAAAATAGTTTTAAAATTTACATTGGCAAATAATTTGATAAAACCAAAAAAATTGTTTAATTGTTTTATTGTTAATTTTCGTATATTTGAATAAAATCTTTCAAAATGTTTCAAAACAGTATCGTTCAACAATGTATGACTTCGCTTCTTGGATGGCGAAACGATTCAAATCCAGACGTTCCACAAATAACGGATGCGACACTTTTACAAAGTGATTCGGGTTTCATTTATAACGACTTCCATCCATTGTTGACGATCGAAAACATTTCAAACACAATGCCGAAGACGGACACGATTGACGCATACTTGAATAAAAAAGTTGATCAAGGCGTTTCGAAGGCGATCACGAAAGTTTGTATTGACAAGAAACTGAACGAATCTTCAAAAACAATTTTGAATTCATCCAGGTTGTTCGATGGAATTGGAAGATTTACGGACACGATCACATCAAGCGGTCAATTCGTTGGTGTTGAATTGGAGCTGAAAAATTCATACGGGGTTCGAACAATCATTGATAAAATCGGTTTGCAATTTACACA